AAACGTCGCGACGTATTACACGCAACGCGCACATCATTTTGTGGCAGGACAATCAGTTATTGTCGCTGGTTTACCTTCACCGTTTTCAGCAACCGTCACCGTCTTGGACGTTAAGGAATACAGTTTCACCGCAGCCCGCACAAATGCCGACGTGACATTGCGCGAGATCATTCCAATGGGCAGTGCAACACTTTCAGGGTATTCCGCAGCTGATCTATACGCCAACAGTGCGCCAATCGAATCAGCAGTTTTGGCAGTTAGCGTTGAAGTTTTCCAATCGCGCGTTGCCGCAGGCGGACAAATCGAAGGCGTAGATTTTGCTTCGACGCCCTATCGAATGGGTCGCAGCCTAACCAACCGCGTGTCAACCTTGTTAATGCCATTCCTGGACGTTGAGACGGTTGTTCAATAATGCCAGCCAATGCCATTTCGGAAACCCGTGCAGCCCTAGCGAATGCGTTCAGCGCGCTATCTGCAAACGTTTATCCCAGCGTTCCCGAAGCACCAATTCCACCTGCAATCGTGGTTGTCCCTGATTCGCCTTATATGGAAGTTGTGTTAATCGGCAAGGCTAAGACACAGGTCAAACTTAATTTTGCAATTACTGCCGTCGTTGCTTCCAATAGCAATGCGGGTTCACTGGACAACCTGGAAAAACTCATAATGGGAATTCTTGCGGCAATGCCCGCGGGATACGTTGTTGGCGTCATTGAAAAGCCGACAGTGTTGGAAGTAGGACAATCGCCAATGCTGGTTGCTGACATAAACGTTTCAACGTACTACACACAAACAACATAAAAGGAGATAACGTGCCAACAACGATCATCACGGGTCGCGATTTAGTGTTGACGATCGCGACCGTTAACTACGACGCACAGGCGACCAGTGCGGTGCTTGCGAACTCACCAACAGTCGAGACTTACCAAACACTTGACGGCAAGGCTTACAAGCACATTGATGACCAGTGGTCATTCGACGTTTCTATGCTTGCAGACTGGGGCGCAACTGGTTCACTATGCGAAGCGCTATGGACTGCTTGTGAAACTGCACCAAACACAACATTGGCTGCGTCACTTACTGCTGCAACAGGCGCAGTTTTCGCATTCAATGTCATGCCAGTATTTCCAGCAGTCGGCGGTGCAGCACCTGATGCGCAAACCGTTGATCTATCATTTGTAGTGGTTGGAACACCAACCGAAACATTCAGTTAAAAACAACTAATCGGGAGAAAGAATGAAACTGCCAATCACAATTGAATACAACGACGGAAACCAAATTACCTACACGGCTGCACCGCCAGAGTGGGTCAAATGGGAAAAGCACACGGGAAACACAATCTCCCAGGCACAAGAGAAAATCGGAATTTCCGATCTTGTCTTTCTTGCCTATCACGCCATGAAGCGAGAAGCAGCTGGTAAGCCAGTCAAGCCAATTGAAGTGTGGACGGAGACAATTTCCGAAGTGATCGTCGGTGAAGCAAACCCAAAAGTCACAGAGTCGGAAGCCTAAGTCGAATCGTTTGGGAAGTAGCCCTGGCAACGGGGCTACCGCCCAGCGAGTTTGAATCAGCCGAGGACATTCTGACGGTTATCGAAATCTTAGAAAGGCGGGCAAATGGCTAAGGAAGCAATTTCCTATGACAAAGCCGAATTGCGCGCCATTGTTCGATCATTCAAAGCAATGGACGAAGAAGCATTGACGCAAGCCAAACAAGCGACCAGCGAGTTAGCAACTTACGTTCAGGGCAAAATCAAGGCAACGGCGTCAAGTCGTACCCGCAACCTGGTTGACAATCGCGTCGCCGACGGTTCAAAGGTTTCTAAGTCATCAAAGATCGGTGAAATTTCATTTGGTTTTGCTGGGCAGAAATTAAGCGGTGGGGCAACAACCCAACAAATTTGGGGCGGCGTTGAATTCGGTTCAAATAAGTATAAGCAATTTCCAGTGTGGTCAGGTCGAGAAGGTCGAGGGTCACGCGGTTGGTTTATCTACCCGACACTTCGAAGCGCCCAACCTGAAATCATCAAACGCTGGGAAGAATCGTTTTCAAAGATTGTTAAGGAGTATAACTGATGGCTGGTAGTCGTACCCTTAAACTTTCGATTCTTGGCGACGTTGACAATCTGAACAAATCGCTGAAAACTGCCACAAAGGACGTTGAAACTTTCGGCGACAAAATGGGCAAGGTCGGCAAAATGGTTGGCGCAGCATTTGTTGCTGCAGCCGCAGCCGCTGGCGCTTATGCCGTCAAAATAGGCATTGAAGGCGTCAAAGCCGCCATTGAAGACGAGAAGGCACAGACCCAGTTGGCGCTGGCGTTGGAGAACGCTACGGGCGCGACAAAGGCACAAATTGCAGCCACCGAACAATCAATTCTTCAAATGTCACTTGCCACGGGTGTGGCTGATGATCAATTGCGTCCAGCGCTCGGACGTTTGGTTCGATCAACTGGCGACATCACAAAAGCGCAAGATTTACTTTCAACCGCCTTGGATATTTCGACGGCAACAGGAAAGCCACTTGAAACAGTTGCCAACGCCTTGGGCAAGGCGTACGACGGCAACACCGCTTCCCTGGGCAAACTGGGCATTGGGCTTTCAGCTGCTGAATTGAAGACAATGAACTTCACGCAAGTTCAAGGCAAACTTTCAGACTTATTTGGTGGGGCTGCTGCACGCAACGCCGATACCTACGCGGGACGAATTGCACGCATGCAAGTTGCATTCGACGAAGCCAAAGAAACAATCGGTTTTGCGTTGTTGCCAATTCTTGAAAAAATGATTCGTTTTATTAACGACAACGCATTGCCAATCATCAACGCATTTTCAGGCGCGTTTAGCCTTAACGGCAACGGGCTTGGTGGGGTTATCACAACATTAGGCAACATCATTGTGAATACTTTCACGCCGATCATAAATGGTTTGCTGAAGGCGTTCGGATACATCAAAGACGCAATCGGTGACAACTTAGACACATTCAAAGAATTCGGCGGATATATAGCAACCTATCTTGCACCCGTCATTGGCACGGTACTGGGTGGGGCGTTGCAGGTTGCAGGCAAAATCGCAGGCGGTGTCATTGACGTCATTGCTGGCGTTGTCAGAATCTTGAACGGTTTAATTTCCGGGGCGGTGGCTGGAATTAACGCCTTAATTTCGGCTTACAACTCAATTCCATTTTTGCCGAATGTCGGAAAGATAACGACGCCAACGGTTAGCGTTCCAACAATCAAAACACCAACGGTTTCAACCGCCGTTCCAAAGATTCCGAGCATTTCAGCACCGTCAGCAGGCGGTTCAACTGGCGGGACGACGGGCGGTGTTTCAACTGCTGCAAAGGTTGCTGCAACCGCAGCTGCTGCTACGTCAGGCGGCAATTTCCAATTTGGCACTTCAGGGGTTAACACAAACACGTTGGCGGGAATCATGGCGGCGTCAGGCACGACGATTAACGTGAACGTATCGGGTGCAGTAGATAGAGAAGGCACGGCACGCACAATCGTTGAAACCTTGAACGACAGTTACTACCGCGGCACGAATGGCGCACGCGGACTGATAGCGATTTAAAATGACGCAGTGGTCACCCATTTGGAAAGTCGAAATTGACGGCATTGAATACACCGACGCGGTTTTGGCTAATCTTGTCATTCAAAGCGGTCGCACAAACATTTATGAGCAAGCGCAGGCGGGCTATACCAACATTCAATTGATCGACGTTAACCAGGCAACAATTCCAGTCGCAGTTAATTCAACAATTTCAATTCAAGTCAAAGATACGTCAAACACATTTATTCCAATCTTCGGCGGTAACGTCGTGGACATTGGTTTGGAAGTGCGGGACGTAGGAACGACCATGTTTACACAGACTTATTCGATCACCGCACTGGGCGCATTGGCACGTTTGCCAAAAGCCTTGACCAACGGTGTGCTTTCAAAGGACTTCGACGGAAATCAGATTTACACGATACTTTCAAACCTTTTGCTTAATACTTGGGCGGAAGTGCCAGGGGCATTGACGTGGGCAACTTATGACCCAACAACAACGTGGGCAAATGCTGAAAATGTTGGTTTGGGTGAAATTGATCGTCCAGGCGATTACGAATTGGCAGCACGTTCAAGCGATCGAACGGACGTGTATTCATTGGTTTCAGCGTTGGCAACTTCGGGGCTTGGCTACATTTACGAAGACGCGCAGGGGCGCATTTCCTACGCTGACGCAACGCACCGCAGCCAATACCTTTCAAACAACGGTTATGTTCAAGTAACCGCCAACCAGGCGCGTGCGGCGGGATTACGTACTCAAACCCGTGCGGGCGACGTTCGAAACGATCTTACAATCAAATATGGGGCAACCAGTAGCGCGGAAAAATCTGCCATTGACGCAGCTTCAATTCTTACTTACGGCACACTTGCTCAGATCATTACAACAACACTTCACAATGCAACAGACGCCGAAGACCAAGCAGATTTTTATTTGGCATTGCGTAAAGACCCGCAACCAATTTTCAGCGAAATTACGTACGACTTGACCAATCCTGAAGTGGACAATTCTGATCGCGATAACCTGATCAGTGTCTTTATGGGAATGCCCCTGGCAATCAATGACCTACCTTCAAACATGGGTTCGATCTTCCAGGGCTTCGTCGAAGGCTGGACATTCCGTGCGGGTTACAACACCCTTTCGGTTTCGCTTAATCTTTCTCCCGTTGCGTTTTCATTACAGGCATTGCAATGGGACGAAATTTCCAACACATTTACTTGGTCGGGCGTGTCGCCAACGCTTGACTGGGCGCGTGCAACAATTATCACTTAACAAGGAGACAACATGGCAAACCCGACGAACCCGTTTAACTGGCAAATGCCGACTTCGACCGACTTGGTCACGGACTTGCCTGCTGATTTTGAAGTTTTTGGTCAAGCCGTTGCGACATCAATGGCTGACTTGCTTGGCGGAACAACAGGTCAGGTTTTGGCTAAGGCTTCAAACACCGACATGGACTTCACTTGGGTTGCGCAAGACGATTCAAACGCAATTCAAAATGCAATTGTTGACGCTAAAGGTGACTTAATTGCTGCGACTGCTGCTGACACACCAGCCCGCCTTGCAGTAGGCACAAACGGTCACGTTTTGACCGCTGACTCAACGGCTGCAACTGGTATCAAATGGGCTGCACCTGCTGGCGGTTCAACATTTGCTGGTTGTCGTTTAGTACCTAATACTGGACAAGCGATCACCAATGCCACATTTACGGCACTGGTTTATCAGACAGAAACTTTTGACACTGATGGTTATCACTCAACATCAACAAACACTTCAAGAATTACTATTCCAGCTGGTAAAGCAGGTTATTACAACATAACGGCTGGCGTATTTTGGCCGTCAAACTCAAGCGGTGTTCGTCAAATTCAGTTAGAAATAAACGGAACAACCGCAATAGGCAGAACTGTAGTGGTGGGAACGGCAAACGGCGTGGAAAGCGAACTTTTCACGACTATTTATTACCTGAATGTTGGAGATTATGTCCAGTCATTGGTGTATCAAAACAGCGGCAGCACTTTAACTACGGAAGCAGCATACGATGGCAATTTCTTCGCCGCGTATTACATTGGAGCATAAATGAACATTTTTGAAACAATCATCGCCAATTATCCAGAATTAGAAAATAATCTGGACGAATTTAACGGATTAGGTTCTATCGTGCTTCGTGACGATGGAGATGGAATTCAGTATGTTGCTAAATGGGAATACTCAAAACCATTACCTGATGGATTAAAGTTGGGCAAATAAATGGAACAATCCACACCGAGCGTGACGCCTGATGAGTAACTATCCTGACGGCACAAATGCCAGGTTGATTGAAGTCGCAGCAACTGAAGTTGGCACAATTGAAGAAGGCGACAACCTGACAAAGTACGGCAAATTTACAAAGGCAGACGGTTTGCCGTGGTGCGGTTCGTTTGTCAATTGGTGTGCAGCGCAAGCAGGCGTCAAGATTCATTCAGTCGTTGGCACTGCCGTTGGCGCACACAAATTCAAAGAGATCAACCGCTGGTCAAGCATGCCGCAATTGGGTTATTTGGCTTTCATGGATTTTCCACATGACGGCGTTGACCGTATTTCACACATTGGAATTGTTGTTGCACTAATTGACGGCAAAACTTGTTTGACAATTGAAGGCAACACCAGCGGGACGGGTGACCAGCGCAATGGCGGCATGGTCATGGTAAAGGTTCGATCATACGGTGAAGGCAAGGAAATCGTCGGTTTTGGCATTCCAAAGTTTGTGCCGTACAAGGGAGAATTTCCAATCGTTGAAATGCCAAAGTCGGCAGCAAAACCAACAAAGGAGAAAAAATGGAACAAGCCAAAGCCTTGATCGCGTCATGGGCGCGTTCATTTATGGCAGCAGCACTTGCCCTATACATGGCGGGCGTTACTGACCCAAAGACACTTGCAATGGCAGGCGTGGCAGCAGTCGCACCAGTCGTTTTGCGCTGGTTAAACCCGCAGGATAAGAGTTTCGGGTTAACGGGGAAGTAGCCCGAAAACTTGCTGCCGTGGGCTTAGCGTTGGGCATTTCGCTAAGTCTCACGGCGTGCGGTTATCAGGGCTGGATTCGTTATGAGTGCCAAGAATTCGACAACTGGTCAAAAGCAGAATGTCAAAAACCGGAATGCGTCCCGACTGGAACATGCACTGACGACATACTTGGAATTGAATCGGGACAAACCATTACGCCGTAAAACGCCCGAAGAAATACACGCGCAGCTGATTTTGATAATTGGCGCAACCCTTGCAGCAGTGTTTTTGATAGTAACCTTGGGCATTACATACGCATTGATTTTCGTGACACAACCAATTGGGGCACAAGCACCCAACGACGCAGCATTTATTGATTTACTGAAAACGCTGGCGATTTTCTTGACTGGTTCGCTGGGCGGTGTGCTTGCTGGCAACGGACTGAAATCGAAGCCAAAGCCTGGGGACACGCCGACAAACACGCAAGGTTCTTGACCGCGCGCCGATCATGCGTCACCCTGATGTCAGGTGGTAGTCGTTACCGCCAAGAATCGGGAGAATTCAAAAATGGTACTTGATCTATTAGACCCTGAAACCTTAGGGCGTTTGGTGCTGGTGATCATTCTTATGGTGATTTCAGCCGCTGCTGGTTATGCCAAAGGCTTCAAAGAAGGTAAGCGCGAGGGCATAGCACGTCGTAAAGCAATGGTTCGCCACATAGCAAATAAGGCGGTCAAATAATGGGGTTCTTGGATAACTACGAAGCAAGCCGCGAAAGATTAGAACGCTGGTTGGCAACATACCCAACAGGGCGAATTGAAACCCGCATTGTTGAATTCAGTGCTGAAAAGGGTTATGTCTTGGTTGAAGCCAAAGCGTTTCGAAATGACACTGATCTACACCCAGCGGGCATTGATTACGCCTATGGTTACCAGGGCGCATATCAGCAAAACATGAAACGCTGGTTCGTCGAAGACACAACGACTTCGGCAATTATGAGGTGTCAGCAACTTGTCATGGGCGGGGCTGAACGGTCAACGCGCGAAATCATGGAACAGGTTGAACGCACACCAGCAAAAGTCGCCAATGCTGATTCAACAGATTATTGGACAACCAAATTTGGTGACTTGCCAAGTTACAAAACGGCAGCTGAAGCCGAGCAATCAGGCGTGCCGTCATTGGGTTCATCAATGGACGAAATCGCCAAGCAATTGGGCGGGCAATTGGTTCAGGAAGCACCGCAGTGCAAGCACGGTCACATGGTGTGGAAGCAAGCACACGAAGGCGCACCAAAGCAATGGGGCGGGTATTTCTGCACGGAACGCACAAAGGCGACCCAATGCACACCGCGTTGGTATGTCTTAGCAAGTGACGGAAAATGGAAGCCACAAGTATGACAAAACAACGGTTGATTCAAATTCTTGTTGTCATTGAAATTGGACTGATTTCATTTTTATTGTGGGTGACATTCAAATGAGTGACTTTATCGAGATCATTTATCCGCAAACCATGACGGCAAAACTTATGGAAAACGGTGAGATTATCGCCGAATACAAAGTCGAGCAATGCGACAAGTGTTCAATGCTGACAAAGTTTGATGCGTTTGGTTACCAAAAAGGCTATGACCGAAACGAAAAGGTCATTTGGTTTTGTGCGGGTTGCAGATGAAAATGACCTTGACCCATGATGAGCAAATGGTGTGCATGTTGGCAGCAGTTAAGTTGACGGCAGAATCAACCAAAGGCGCAGACAACCCGCAGCGCTATCAGAAAGACCTGGCGACGTTTGAATACCTGGTCGAATCTGCTGAAGCAATTGGCAGTGAGTGGGTTGTTGCCAAGTATTTCAATCTTCCGTTTGACCCTTACGAAAACAAGTTCAAAATCAAGGCTGACGTAGGCAATGCGATCGAGGTGCGCTGGACGAAGTACGTTGCAGGGCAGCTGATTGTCCACGAATACGACAGACCAACCGACATTGCCGTTTTGGTTACAGGTCAAGCACCGCATTATTTCATTGCTGGTTGGATACCAATTGCGATTGCCCAGCGCCCAAAGTACCGCCATTCAAAGCAACCCAACTGGTGGGTCACCCAAATCAATCTTCAGCCAATCGAGAATTTGAGGAAATCGAATTATGGACAAAGTGCAATTTGAATGCAGAAAATGCAAGAAAATAACAACCCAGTTAATTCACAAGATAACCGACAACCTTCCCGAAGGTGTGGAAGTGATTCAATGCACCAAGTGCGAAATCATGGGGGTTGCACAGATAGGGAGTTCAAATGCCAATCTATGAGTTTGAATGCAAGGTGTGCCAAATCAGTGTTGAAGTGGATCGAAGTATCCATGAAGAAAGAAACCCAATCTGCTGCGGGCAAAACATGAGTCGCCGGTACTCAACTTTTGGCATTTCCTTCAAGGGCCACGGCTGGGGGCATCAGTGAAAAGTTATCCACAGAAGTTGTACACAGGTGCAAAAACCCTGTGGGACACGCCCAAGCCCATGCGTAAAGTTATTCAACGCTTGACGAGGGGGTGTACGCTGGACGCATACAACAACACCCAGCATTTAATGGGTAAAACACAGAATGAATTTCTTTCAAATAATCTTGAAAAGAAAAAGACAAATAAAAAAAGACTTCAAATGTTGTTGTTAATCACTGGCTTCAGCGCACCGTTAGGGGCTAACCCTGCTCAAGCAGCTGCTTATTCGGTAGATCATCTGAAACTATACGCCCATTCAAGATTGTTGGACTATAAAGAATTCCAATGTTTCAATAAGATCATTACAAAGGAAAGTCGTTGGTCATACACTGCACGCAATGGCAGTCATTACGGACTGGGGCAAATGAGATCGAAACACTATCGTGACCTTGACCCATTCAGACAGATAGACGCTTCAATCAAGTATATAACAAAGCGTTATCAAACGCCATGCAAAGCGTGGGCATTTCATCAGGAAAGGAACTACTACTGATGAGCAGTGCATTGAAGGACAATGGCAGCACCAGCCAATGGCGCAAGATTAGGCAGCGCATTCTTAATCGTGACGGGCATACATGCCAGGTGTGTGGAATGGAAGGCAATTCGGTTGATCATATAATTCCAAGAAGCCTGAACGGCACTGATGACGACTGGAATCTTCAGACATTGTGCGTTTCATGCAATTCAGCCAAAGGTGGGCGGTTTTTTAATAGCACACGGACACCCCTGACCCTTCCTGGTTTAATATCCCCCCAAAACGACTCAAGAAGCCACGAAAATGACTAGAAAGGTCATAGAAGGTCACCAACCGACCGAAGAAGGCTTAAACGGGCTTCAAACGGTTTTGGGTAGGGACGTAGAACGTGAAAACGGGCTATTTGGCGTTCAAACCCCAAGAATTCACACGCTATTGAACGATTTACCCTCACGCGGGCATGAATTGATTGACTTGGCGACAAGTTTGAAGATTGATCTTATGGAATGGCAAAAGTTTGCCCTTATCCACACCCACAAGGTAAAGCCCGACGGGCGGTGGGCAACCCCAGTCAACACCATTGTTGTGGCACGTCAGAATGGCAAATCGTTTTTGCAGCTGATCAGAATTCTTGGCGGGCTTTTCCTATGGGAAGAAAATTTGCAGATTGGTTCAGCGCACCGCTTGTCAACTTCCCTGGAACAGTTCAGGGCAATGGTTCAGATCATTGAAAAGAATGATTCGCTGGCAAAACAGGTCAAGAAGATACGTTGGCAACACGGCGGTGAGGAAATCGAGACACTTACAGGCAATCGCTTCATTGTGCGTGCTGGCGGTTCGGCTGCGCGTGGTGTTTCCCGACCTTCGACGATTCACCTAGACGAATTACGCGAAATGAACGACATTGAATCATTTGCGTCGCTGCGCTATACCCTTATGGCTGCAACCAACCCAATGGTCATGGCGTACACAAACGCAGGCGATTCGTCGTCAGTGGTGTTGAATCAATTTCGCGATCGAGCGCTTGCAAGCATTGCAGGGGTTGAAGACGACATTGGGTATTTTGAATGGTCAGCGCCAACCGACGAAATCAGCGTGGAAAACGCTAGGCACTCAAACCCGTCAATGGGCACACTGATTCACGCAGACAACATTAAATCGGTTTTGAATGACCCACCCGACGTGGTTATGACTGAAGTGTTGTGCCGCTGGGTTGTGGCAATTAATAGCGCAGTAGATTCTGCGTCTTGGGGTAATTGCTTAGACAAAACCGTTGACCTAGACCCTGACAAACTCACCTGGTTGGCAATTGATCTTTCGCCCGATAGACGGCACGCAAGTTTGCTCGGCGCTCAGAAATTGGGCGACGAAAAGTTTGTGGTCAAACTTTTGCACACCTGGGCAAACGAATTGCAGTTGGACGACAAGGCGATCGCCAATGACTTGGCAGATTATGCCCGCAAGTATCCAACCGAATATGTGCTTTACAGTCGCAAAACCAGTGGGGCGGTTGCCGCACGACTTGCACCTGCTGGAATTCCCGTTTTCGACATGGACAACGCTTACCCACAAGCCTGCGACGAAATGCTCAGCGCAATCAATTCAGGGCGTTTGAAACACCGTGGTCAGGCACAATTGTCCGAAGAAGTTTTGGCTGCGGTGCAGTTGCGTCGCGGTGACGGCGGTTGGGTTATCGGTCGCCGTGCTTCCCAGTCAATTGTCTGCGGTGCGGTAGCCCTAGCCTTGGTCACACATTTTGCGACACGCCCAGACAATGATCTTGACATCATGGTTGGTTGATCGTATAAGCCTGCAACAATTCGGGCATGGGATTTTTCGATCTATTCACGCCAAAGGTTGAGGCTGCCGTTCCAGTCGAAGCCGCAAACGTGGACGCAGCTGCTATCGCGCCGTATTACAGTGAAATTGGAAACCTTTTCCTATTCGGCGGGATAGTAACCGCGTCACGCGCTGAAGCAATGAGCGTTCCAACATGCGCGCGCGCACTTGGCATCATTCAGACAATTGCATCACTTCCAATGCACACACGCAATGAAGCAACGGGCGAAAAGGTTTCACAACCGCGCGTGATCAATCAACCTGACCCACGCATACCAGGTGCGACATTTTGGTCATGGATAATTTCAGATTTATTTTTCTTTCCTACCGCTTACGCATTTGTTATGGATAGGTATGCAGACACAGGCAAAATTCGCGCAATGGAACGAATCGCACCTGAACGCGTAACCATTACAACAAACGGCATGGGATACGAAATCGCGTCGTATGCAATTGACGGCGCTTACGTTGACCCAGCCAATTTGGTTGTTTTCAACGGCACGCAAGAAGGTTTGCTCAGTCGAGCAGGTCGCACAATTAAGGCTGCTGCTTCCTTAGAACGTGCTGCAATGAATTTCGCAAACGAACCAATTCCACAAATGGTTTTGAAATCAAATGGCACATCACTTCCAGCAGATCGAATTTCAAAGTTGCTGACATCATGGCGCACGGCGCGTGCTAATAGATCAACTGCGTTTCTCAATGCTGACGTAACCCTGGAAACAATTGGTTATGACCCAAAGAATTTGCAGCTGAACGAAGCCCGCAATTACGTCGCCCTTGAACTTTCTCGCGCTTGTGGTTTGCCTGCGTACTTTACAGATTCGCAGCAATCGTCATTTACTTATTCAAACGCACTTGATAAGCGTCGCGACCTAGTTGATTTCGCGTTCCGCAATTACATGTCAATTATTGAACAACGTTTATCGTTCCCGGACTTTACGCCAGCAGGCAACAAAGTTATGTTCGATCTTGATGACTTCTTGCGTGGTAACCCGTACGAACGTGCCCAGGTTTATGAAATCTTGAATCGAATTGGCGCAATGTCAATTGATGAAATACGCGAGGAAGAAGACATGCTGCTATGAGTAAAAAAGTAATCACACCAATGCAAATCACTGCGGCAGATTCAAACAGTCGCACAATCACGGGACGCATTGTCACTTTCGAAGAAACTGGCAACGCTTCAATTGGAAAAGTGCAATTTGCAAAAGGTTCAATCGAACCAACGTCGGTTTTGCTCAATCTTGAACATGATCGCACGCGTCGAATTGGCAAAACACTTTCAATTGAATCAAGTGACGAAGGCATTGACGCGACATTCAAAATTGCGCAAACAACTGCGGGAAATGATGCACTTGTTGAAGCCCAAGAAGGTTTGCGCGACGGTTTCAGCGTTGAAGTTTCTTTCGACGAATACGAGACACTTAAGGACGGAACAGTGCGAATTCTTGCAGGCGAATTGACTGCGGTCGCATTGACGTCAGAACCTGCTATCAGATCAGCCCGCGTCGAATCAGTCGCGGCAACAACTGCTGAAGAAAATGAAGTTTCAGATTCGACAATCGAACCTGAAGTCACACCAACAACAGAAGGAGACGAAGTGGACAACACCGTCACAAACGCGGAAACCGTCGAGACGGTAGAAGCCGCAAAGTCAGTGACTGCACAGTCAAACAACGTGGGTGGCTGGAAAGCAACGCCACGCATTGAAATCACTGCTGCAAAGTACCTTGAGAATAAGGTTCTTGCTGCAACAGGCGACGAAACTGCACGTCAGTATGTTTTAGCAGCTGACAACACAACAGACAATGCTGGACTTGTTCCAACACGTCAGTTGTCAGAAGTAATCAATGGACTATCAACAACAATTCGCCCAAGCATTGACGCGATCTCTCGCGGTGCATTGCCTGACGCGGGAATGACTTTCGAAATTCCGAAAATTACAGTAGCCCCAACGGTTGCCGTAGTTGCCGAAGACGCAATTTTCAATGAGACAGACCAAAATTCTGCGTTCCTATCAGTGGACGTTAAGAAATTCGCAGGGCAACAAAAATTTAGTGTTGAGTTGCTGACTAGAACTTCGCCCCTCTTTTATGACGAGTTACTTCGTAATATGGTCGCAGCCATGGCTAAGGCGCAGGATAAGTACGTCAATGATCAGTTAGTCGCTGGCGCAACTGCTGACTCAACTTCAATTGCAACATACCCAACAGCAGCTGAATTGCTTGGTGTAATCGCACGCGGTTCAGCAAGCGTTTATGCTGCAACTGCTGGTCTTGCAAATCCATTTGCCCGCAACATTTTGGTCAACACTTCACAGTGGTCGAACCTAATGTCATTGAACGATTCAGGTCGTCCAATCTACAACGAAGTAACAAATCCAATGAACCAGCCAGGTTCAGCAACACCTGGTTCACTTCGTGGACGCGTTGCAGGTCTTGATCTATACGTCACTGCAAATACTGCTGCGACAACAGACATTGATGATTCAATCATGATCATCAACCCTGACGCATACACATGGTACGAGGGAACTTCATACCAGTTGCGTGCTGAATCAACTGCTGACGGTTCAATCACAGTCGGTGTTTATTCATTCGGTGCAGTAGCAACCAAAATTGGTGCTGGTGCATTTGGCGTAAACAAGACCTGATAACCAACCCCAACTAATCATGCGGTGGGTTCTCCCGATCTCACCGCAGCCGATCGAAAGGAACGGACATGCCAGCCATTGTCACTGCGAGTCAATTGCGTACGGTGCTTGGCGTGTCCGTTTCCCTTTATTCTGACAGTTATCTTGACGAAATCATCAACACCGCTGAAGCCGTAATTTTGCCAATGCTGGTTGCAAACACTTCAGCAGTCAACGCGTACAAACTTGAATCAAACGTCGCGACGTATTACACGCAACGCGCACATCATTTTGTGGCAGGACAATCAGTTATTGTCGCTGGTTTACCTTCACCGTTTTCAGCAACCGTCACCGTCTTGGACGTTAAGGAATACAGTTTTACCGCAGCCCGCACAAATGCCGACGTGACATTGCGCGAGATCATTCCAATGGGCAGTGCAACACTTTCAGGGTA